TGTTTAGATCGTCATCATCCATGATGTCGTCTTCGACGCCGGTCATCTCCTTCAGATAGATGTGATTGAAGACGCGGCCATCCTTATCGACATATCCAGACGGCAGCCTGAAGTCTCCACGACCCTTGCCGAAGATCTGAAGATCCGGAATGTTGTTGTGCGTTGCCACAGTGATGCTCCTTGGCGGTAAAGCGCTTAAGTTGTTGGCTTACCTTGAGTTACAAATGCTTTGCATAGATCGTAGACTAATTCTTCGACTGGCTGCTGGCGATTAGCAGCCACCATCTCCAATTTGGTGAAGGTGAGCCGGTCAATGAATGGAGCGATCCTCACCATTTCAGTGCCAGCGTGGTTTGCTCTTGTTGCCAAGAACTCGTTGAGCAGAAACGCGATCACCGCGCTCTTGCCTGGGTAGCCGTCCTCGCCCAACTTATCGTCAAATGCGACGAGCGATTGAGACGACATCCACATGTCCGTTCGCCTATCCCGCCTATCCCCTTCCCTAACGAAGGCAGAAATCTCCCCCGGATGGGGCAATTGGCGGTCATTCTCTAGTACTTCACAAACAAGCTGTCTCACGAGATCTGATGCTGATCGGCCGGTCACTTCGCAGTAGCCGGAGAGTAGATCGTCTATCGAACTGGAGATTGTGTAGTTAAGACGGACATTATTGGACGCCATGGTGGTGAACATACCTTGTGCGTATTTCCTTGAAGGAGTCGATCAGACTCACCGAGTCTATCCGACTCATGCCACCCACGTCCAGCATCAATCGCGATAAAGGTCTCTGATGCAGATGCGACTGTTAAGCATCATTTAGCGAAATACTGATATCAGAACCCACTTAATGTGCTCTGGAAATCGCTTAATTGCTCGATTTTGGCGGGACACATCTATCCCTTGTTGAAATCACCCTTGTTTACGGTTATTGATGGATTTAGAACCATCACTAACGGAGATCATCAATGTCAAACGATTCGACTATTGCAGAAGCCCTCCGAGCTGCTCGTGGTGAGGTCGATCTCATCACTAAGCTCAAGGACGGTTCGCTTGAAGCTCGTCGTGATCGCATTGCAGAAGCCCTCGAAAGTTCTGACTGGGATGGCGGTCCAGCGGAGCTGATTGCCAGCTATCCGCACCACGCCATTGCCCGCAAGGAAGGGGTCCTGATGCGGATCCCTGTTTTTGAGGAAGATGGCAACCTCACGTTCGGCAAGGCCGACGTGTTTTCCGTTCCGACGCCCGTTGCGGACATTGGGACCGAGGTCATGGAGACGGCGAAGCGAGCCGTCGAGTTCCTCCTCAAAGAGGACCATGAAGCTGCGGATCCCATGATTCGTGGCATTGCAGGCGCTCTCGACGTAAAGGGTGACCTCCACCGTCGCCTGTCGATGGCAGTTCAGTTGAAGAGCCTGGGCCGCAAAACGTGGTGGCAGGAGACGATCGGTGAGCAGTTCTCTGCTGACGTCGTCGTTCCAGAGGCCGTTCAGTCGAGTGAGCTGGCAGAGATGTCTGACGCCATTGAGGCGATGCACTCACTCCTGAAGGAGAGCACGGCATTCGCGGTTACCGCGTTGATCGAGCTCCACGCCGCCGGGACCCCAAACACCGGTGCGATCGAGTGTGCCGGTGATATCGCCGAAGACCTCAAGTCGGCGATCTCAATTTTGAACGACGTTAACCGAACCGACCTTGAAGAGATGACTCAAGTCCACGAGGAAGTTCGGCAAGTCATGCCGCGCCTACTCGCAGGCATCAACTTCCTCACCCACTTGACCGGGTCGACTTCCACGAATTCCGGACAGGAGTAAGAAATGTACGACCAGAAGCCGACAACCTCACTGATGGAGGACCTGCAAGTCCTCGGTCTAGTCAAGCACCCCAAGCGAGGTCGCCGTCTCAATGAGATGGGCGACGACATGGAGCCAGATCCAACGACTGCTGGCGGCTATGGCCACCAAGAGCCGGATGGCGATGAGCCCGCTCCTGGTGCTCCTGGTGCTCCTGGTGCTCCGCCAGCTGTGGCTGCACCGAAGCTCTCCCCGTTCGCACCCAAGGGTGGCGGCGGCGCACCTCCTGCTCCAGCACCTGCTCCGGAGCCCGAGGAAGGGCCCAAGGACGAGTTCGGTGGCTACAACAACTACGACCTGGCTCCTGACGAAGAGATGGCAGCCTACGAGTCCGCGTGGAACTGCGTGAAGCAGTACTACTCCCTCAACGAGCGCAACGAGCGTCTCTCTGAGGACGACTACAAGACCGTCGTCAACGCCATGTCCTTCATCATCGAGACCCAGGGCAAGTACCTCAAGCAGGAGCCCGATCACGATCCTGATGAGCTTCCCGCCGGAAACTTCCCAGCTTGGGCTGGCAACGGCGAGAACAACCCCATCGAGAAGGTCGACGGGACCAACGCGATGCGTCAGAACAAGGGCTGGCGCTACCACGACGCGTCTCCCCGCCCCAGCGAGAAGGCTGAGTCCCTTAGCAACCTCGTCGGCGAGCTCAAGTCGCTAACTAAGCAGACTGAGTCCAACGAAGAGATGGCTGATCTCGGCAACAAGATCATCGAGGGCTTCGAGGCCATCCGTGATACGGCCACTGAGGTCTTCAACGGAATCGCCGGCCAGCTGCGCGAGTCCAACGACAAGGTCAAGTCCGATCACCCACGGGTGCGCCTCGGCAAGTACTTCGAGGGAGTGGCTGGCGATGCCAACCTGCTCCTTCGTGCGATCTCCGAGCGTGAGACGACTGATGTCGACGACGCGATCGAAGATCTCAACAGCCTGTCCCGCGATCTCAAGAGGGGTCTCGCACAGCTGTAGCGTTTGATGCTAGCCTGATGCATGGCTGGCAATGGTTTGTGGAGTGTTCGCAGGGAACACGGCTGGCCTCAACAACTAGTCGGACCGGGTTCGAGACCCGGCTTCACGATAAATGAAAACAAGGGAGCACTCATGCCGACCACGCTAATTACTGAGCGTCGTGTTCTGATCGACAACCAGGGCGTAGCGAAGCTCGCAGCGTCCATCGTTGAATCTGAGGACGGCAGCGTCAAGAAGCTCTTCGCAGAGGGCAAGATCGGTCACTGCGACAACCCAACCGCTAACGGACGTATCTACCCAACCGCCTTGATGCGGCGTGAGCTGGATCGTCTTCAGGACCGCATCGATGAGAGCTCGCTCTACGCGGCCGTCGATCACCCTGGTGACGGCAAGTGTCTCGGCAAGGGGACGCCGGTTCTTCTGGCGGATGGTCGCATCCTCCCAGTCGAGGGGGTCGTTACCGGCGACCGACTCATGGGGCCCGATGGTAAAGCCCGGACCGTAGTGTCGACTACAACCGGGACTGGACCTCTTTACCGGATCGATCCGTTGAAGGGCTCTCCGTGGGTCTGTAACGATGCCCACATCCTCTCGTTGGTCCACACCTCTTCCGGTGAGGTCATCGATATCAACGTCAAGGAGTGGACTGAGAAGGGAGTTCACTTCCAGAGTCGATACAAGATGTTCAGTGTCGGAGTCGACAAGTTCGAGAACGAGATCGAAGCTCCGACGGTCGATCCCTACTTCGTAGGTGCGTGGATCGGCGATGGCTCGAAGTCGGTGCGCGAGCGCTTGGACGGCTCGACCTACCTGCCCACTGTGGCGATCACAACGATCGATCCGGAGATGCTGGCCGTGTGCGAGGACATCGCATCGCGCTGGGAAATTAGCGTCAACGCCGTCGGCAAAACAGGCACTGATGCAAAGACTCTCTATCTAACCGCCGAGCGCGGCCAAGACAACCGTCTCCTTCGTACGTTCCGCGATCTGGTCGGACCCAACAACGAAGTGCCAGACTCGATCATTCGTGGAAGCGCTGATACTCGTCGTCAATTCCTGGCCGGTCTCATCGACACCGATGGTCATCTCCAGCACAACTGCTTCTACATTACCCAGAAGCGCGAGGACTACGCAATCGCGGCCCATCAGATCGCCAAGTCCCTCGGCCTCCAGGCCCAACTGTCGACCCGGAAGGTCAAAGGCTACACAGACGACTACCACACGCTCACGATCTGGGGTGACGTAGATCAGATCCCCACCAAGCTCCCGCGCAAGCAGGCCGAGCCCCGTGAGCAGAGGAAGGGCGCGACCCGAACTGGCTTCGCCACGACCGCCATCGGCGAGGGCGTCTACTACGGATTTGAACTCGATGGCGATGGTCGGTTCCTTCTAGGGGACTACACCGTCAGCCACAACAGCAGGATCCGCGACACGGGCGCAATTATTCGTGCACTCCGGATTGAGTCCGACGGCACGATCTTCGGCAAGTTCCAGATCATCGAAGACACAGACCACGGCCGCAACCTGGCCGCGATCCTCCGTGCCGGCGGCGCCGTTGGCGTCAGCAGCCGTGGCCTAGGGTCGACCCGTCCTCACCACGAGTCCGGCCAAGAGATCGTCGGTGAGGACTTCCGCCTCGTCGCTTTCGACTTCGTCCTCGATCCGGCCGTCTCTACCGCCTACCCCAAGTTCTTCTCCGAGTCTGACGATGGCCTGGTCGATGACGTGACTGTCGACGATCTGCGGGCCAAGTTCCCCAGCATCATCCGCTCAATCGAGGAGTCGACCTGCGAGCTGGCCAGCCAGACCGCTGTCGCAGCGATGCGCGTCGAGATGGAGCAGGACGTCGAGAAGGCACTGGAGACCAGCCGTGAGTCCCTCCGCGAGGAGTTCAAGGCTGACCTCTACCCGGTCGTCGTCAAGGAGCTGAAGGAAGACTTCGCAGCCAAGCTGGTCCGTGCGACCGCTGGTATACGCGAAGAGGTCGAGGCTGTGGTCCGCTCTGAGATGGCAGCTGATCCACAGGTCGCCGGCGCCAAGCTCGCCCTGGAGCAGATCGCCAAGCTCGTAATCCCCTTCAATCCTCCCGTCGACGTCAAGAAGGTCATCGACGAGAAGCAGGAAGAGGTCCAGAGCCTCTCAAAGAACATCAAGGGCTACCAGACCAAGCTCGCAGAAGCAGAGACCGAGAAGGCTGAGGCTATCGCGCACGCTCGCAACCTTGGCTTCCGCCTCTACGTCTCGGAGCGCACTACGGGCCGCGACGATGCGGATGCAATCAAGGAGATGGTCGGCGATATCGACGCCATCACTGACGTCGATGTCCTCCAGCAGCGCGTTGAGTCTGCGATCGGCGTTGCTGACCGGGCTCTGCAAGAGGCCAAGATCCTGGTCCGTGAAGAGCGGGACACCGAGATCAAGGTCGAGCAGCAGAAGGCAAAGCTCGCTCAAAAGCGTGCCGACAAGCTCAAGGCCGAGGACACCGAGCTCCGCAAGCAAATGGCCGATCTGGCCCAGCGCCTCGAAGAGGGTCTCGCCAGCAAGGACCGGACGATCGCCAACCTGGCACAGCGGAACGAGGACATGACCGACCGCCTGGGCCGTGCGAACCAGCTCGCAGAGCAGATGGGTGACCGCTCCTACGCGGCGACGCGCCTGACTGGACATCCCAAGCGCAAGGAGATCATGGACCGCATCGCCAGTGGCGAGGTTCGCGGCAAAGAGCGGATCAACAAGATCGCCGAGAGCGCCGACTGGAGTGCTGAGGAGATGGGTGCGAACGAACGCGTCCGCAACTTCTTCGGAGCAGGACGCGAGTTTGAGCCTGAGCAGGGCCGACGCGAGCGTGAAGTCATGACCGAAACCAGCAATGGTCGCGGCACGCCAGTTCCCAACCTTGAAGGGATGGACATCTCCATGGAGGAGATCCGCACTTTGGGCTCAGGAGGTCGGCGCAGGTAAGCGCTGACTCAATTCACTAACGGGTCGGCCAGGCGCCGACTTAATCGCCGAGGAGGCAAAGATGTTTCAAGCAAGGCAAATGCTGACAGAGAACATGGATGGTGTTGCTCTGTCGGACGACAGTGTGGTCGGCGCCTACACACGCAAGTGGGCACCGGTACTAGAGGGCATGGAGAACGAGATCGCGGATTTCGTTCCTCCAGGCCATACCAACTACGTGAAGAGCATCGCCGCCTTCATGCTGGAGAACGAGAGCAAGCACCTTCGCCGTCTCTCTGAGGAAACTCGCGCACTAAGCGTGGGCCCCTTCCTCAAGTTCGTCTTCCCTGTGATTCGCCGCACCGCTATTCGCCTCGTCGCGACCAGCATCGCGTCGGTCCAGCCGATGACGGGTCCCATCGGTGGTATCGCGTTCTACCGTCCTCGCTACGCGTCTGACAAGGGTCAGATCACCGCTGGCACGGAGATGAACAAGAACTTCAACCGCTGGTATTCCAGCAACTTCATCGATGGCGAGCCGTTCGGCACCGGTGATGGCGTCACCGCGACGTTCACGGGTGCGCTCAAGTGGCCCCCGGTCATCGGTGGCACCGTTCAGGTCCGCACTCAGGCTGGCGGCACCGCTGTTCTTGCAGTCGACGCTGGTGGCACCTTCACCGCTCTGGCTGGCGCCATGGCTGGTGGTTCGGGCACCATCAACTACCAGACGGGTCAGCTCACGCTGAACTTCGGCACGGCACCGGCTCTCGGTGACACGGTCGAGATCTACTACCGGTACAACAACGAGCTCAACGCTCGTATCCCGGAAGTTCAGCTGGACATCACGATCCAGGAGATCCAGGCCGAGAGCCGCAAGCTCAAGTCCCTGGCCTCCGTTGAGGCTGCGGATGACCTCCGTGCTCTCTGGGGTCGCGACGTCGACGCCGACCTCGTCGCTCAGATGTCCGATGAGATGACCGCCGAAATCGATCGCGAGATCGTCGGCACCATCCTCAACGGCGTCGAGTCTGCCGCGATCGTTCCCTGGGACCGTGCGACACCTTCGGCCGTTTCGGACCCCGAGCACCTCAAGTCGCTCGTGATCCGCATGTCGACCGCTGCGCAGGTCATCCACCGTCGCACCCAGCGTGCACCGGCCAACTGGGCCATTACCTCTTCTGAGGTCGCGGCTCTGCTGGAGACGATGGAAGGCTTCTCGGCGATCGACGAGGGCCACGTCTACCAGGGTGGCATCAGCAAGGCTGGCGTCCTGAACCGGAAGTGGGTCATCTACGTTGACCCCGTCTTCCCTCAGGACAAGATCCTTATGGGATATCAAGGCCCGTCCATTCTGGATACCGGAGTCATCTATTCTCCGTATATCCCGATGGAGATCACTCCTAACTTCGTTGACCCCAACGACATGAGTCTCCGTCGTGCTATCCGCACCCGTCACAAGATCTCGATGGTGCGCCCAGAGTTCTTCTCGATGGTTAACATTACCAACTTGGTGTAAGGGACTTAGGTCAAACCTAGTTTCGACCGAGTTGACAAACTAAAAGAGCCCCTGGCAGAAATGCTGGGGGCTCTTTTATGTACTAACTTTCGGATGAGTTAA